CCCCGGAAGTGCTAGCAAGGCCGCGGTCATCGCGGCGATCGTCGTGGTGGTGGCGCCGATGATCGCGGCCAGCGACGCGACCACCGCCCCCGCAACGACCAGGCCGACGCCCAGGGTGGCCAGGGTGGCCGCGGCGATGGCGATCGCCACGCCGACCTTGAGCAGCATCGACACGAGCGGGCCGTTGGCCGTGACAAAGCGTCGGGTCGCCTCGGCCGCGGCGACCAGGCCGTCGAGCGCCGGCTTGAGGATGGGGATCAGGCGTTCGCCCATCGCCGCGGCCGCGTCGATCACCCGGCCGCGGAGCTGCTTGAGCGAGCCGGCCCACGAGTCGGCCGTGCGGGCGGCGTCGCCGACCGCGCCCTGGTCGGTCATCGTCTGCTGGATCACCGCCAGCCGGGCGATGGCCTTTTGCGCCTCGGTCGCGGCCGAGGCCCCGCCGGCGACGCCCATGGCCAGCAGCTGCTGATCGAGCGCCGCCTGCTTGATGTTCACGCCGTACCGTTCGAGCACCTCGCCGCTGCCGGACAACGCCGAGACGAACCGGCCGATCGCGTCTTCGTCGGTGAGGTTGTGGAACGACGCGAAGTCCAGGGCCAGCGACTGCATCGCCTGGCTGAGCTCGAGCGCTTCACCGGATGCGAAGCCCAAGCCGACGAACATCGACTGTAACCCCGCGAGCTGGTCGCGGACCTCGTGCACCGATCGGCCGAGCGAATCGGCGACGCGTTGGGCGTAGGCGTCGGCGGCGTCGGCCATGTCGCCGAAGACCGCCGCGAACTTGCTGGCGGTCTCCTGGGCGTCGGACGCCAGGCCCAGCAGGACGCGACCGGCCAGGACCAGCGGCGCCGTGACGGTAGCGCCGGCGGTGGCGACGCGTCGGCCGATCGCGTCGATCTTCGCGCCGAACTGCTTGAGGCGTTGCTCGGCACGCTTGAGGCCGCGCACGAGCCGGCTGTCGTCGGCGAACAGCTCGACGAACGCCTGGCCTGCCTTGATGCCTCGGCCGCTGGCCATGGGTCGCTATTTCCTTCCTGGGGTGCTCTTCACCGAGTCGCGGAACACGCCGGGGATGAGCTTGCGCTTGCCCTTGTCGAACGCCGGGCCCATGAAGGGGTGAGCGTCGTACGTCAGCCGCTGGCCGTCGCGTTGGATCGTGCCGCCTTCTTCCATCAGCTGCGGGACGGTCTTGCCGCGATAGCGGCTCGCTCCGTTGAGCCTGGCCGGCCCGATCACCACCGATGCCCGGCTCGGCTCGTAGGCGAAGAAGATGCCGCGCCGCAGCTCGCCCGAGTGGGACGACGGCGGCTCGCCCGGCCGAGCCGATCGCTTTCGCTTGCGGATCGAGCGGCGGGCGGTCTGACGGACGAAGCCGCCGAAGCGGGCGAGGGCTCGGCGTTTGGCCGGATCGACCGCCCGCATCACCGCCGGGCGGTCGAAGAAGAGCCGCTTGGCCGAGGATCGTGCGAGCTGGTAGCCGATGGCCATGTTCGGGGTCCGGGTGGCGGGGTCCGGGTCTCGTCGCGTTGCTTGCGGGGGTCAGGCGGCGGCTTGGAGGTTGGGGGACGGCGGCGTCGTGCGAACGAGCGTCTGCTCGGCCAACGCCTGGCCGCGTTGGAGGCCGGCGTTGTAGCTGTCCTCCTTGTTCTTGCGGAGCCTGGCCGTGCCCAGGAACAGGCCCAGCAGCCCGGTGGCGGCGGGCAGGATCGGGCCGAGCACCGGCACGCCGGCGAGCGTCGGGCCGACCTGGTCGAACGCCTGGAGGGTGAGCTGACCGATCATCGTGGCGACCTCGCGCTGGCGGTCGATGCTCTCGCGCCACTGCTCGCTGCCGCGCTGCACGTCGGCCAGCCAGGCCTCGTACTCGCCCTCGGCCTCGTTGAGGGTCATGGTCGAAGGCAGCCCGGTCTGTTGGGCGACCGAGCGGGGGGTGGGCACGCGGACGACGTCGCCGAGGTCGCAGCCGGCCAGGCCGGCGACCAGGCTGGCGGAGAGGATCAATGCGCCGATCATCAGGTAGAGGTGGGTTTGTTTCATGGCTGGGACTCCGTGGTCGGTTGGGTCGGTGGGGTGCTGCCCGTGCGGAGGGCGATGTATTGGGAGGCGGTCAGGGCGATGGGTTCGGCGTCGGGGGCTTGCTCGAGCGGGTTGAAGTCGGACGGTTCGTAGGGGCGGGGTCGTTGCTTGGGGTCGCGATGGCAGTTGGCCAGCAGGGCCATCACGGACGACGTCTGGGTCCACGCCGCCCGCTGGCGGGCCTGGCTCATCCAGACGAGCTCGCGGAGGGTGAAGGGGCCGGGGTCGAGGCCGAGGACGCCGGCGAGCTCGAGCCCGAGTCGCCAAGCGCTCGGCGGACTTCCGCCGCCGCGTCCAGCCGATCGATCGCCTCGGTCGTCGCCTCGGTCGCGGCGCGGATGATCTCGGTCTGCTTCTCGATCGCCCGGGCCTGGTCGGTCTTGCCCAGGCTCCGGGAAAAATCCGCGAGCGACTCCCAGAACGCCGTCGCCGCGGCGGCGATCGCGTCGCCGCCGAGCGCTCGGCCGAAGTCCTCGTCGGTCACGTCGAGCGCGTCGGCCTGGGGCTGGACGATCACGTAGATCGTGTCGATCAGCAGCACGACGTCCCCGCCGAGCCGCGTGAGCTGCGTCGCCTGGCCCTGGCCGTCGCCGACGAGCTCGGCGAGGTTGATCTCGCACTCGGCCTTGACCCGCCGCAGCGTGTCGAAGGTGATGTCGATCGTCCAGCGTCGGCCGGTGGTGTCGTGGAAGTGGGGCATGGGGTCGGCGCTCGGGGTGGGTGGACTTCCGGGGGGGTGTCACGGATAGCGTCACGCTTCGCGTGCTTTACGGCGTCGGGACCGTGAACTCCTGGACGAACGAGAAGGGCTTGAGGGTGAGATCGACGACGGTGCGGTCGCCGAGCTGCTTGGGCCGGCCGAAGGCGGTGATGACGTAGTTGCCGACGACGCCCTTGTTGGTGGCGGTGGTGATGTCGCCGTCCATCTCGGCGAAGGCGACCTTGTTGCGGGCGGTGTAGGCCGAGAGCAGCGCCTGGAAGCCGGCGTCGGCCGGCTCGTAATTCATCTGCGTCGTGATGCTCACGTCACGCAGGCCGGCCTCGTACTGCTTGTTGCCGCCGGCGGCGCGGGTCGTGACCTCGACTTCGTCCATGGCGTCCTCGATCGTGACGTCCTTGACGATGTCGAGCGCCGTCCAGCTCAGCGCGTCGGGCGTGTTCGACGAGCCGTCGATGAGGGTGGTCGAGTAGTAGAACTTGCCTTGGAATCCGAACATGGCGGGGTCTCCGGGGGTCGGCTAAAGGCCGGGGGTTAAATCGAAGGTCAGACGCAAGACGCCGGTGAAGACGCCGCTGTTTTCGAGGTGGGGGACGTGGTAGATCGGGTCGGCCTCGGTCTCGACGCAGGTGGCGATGCCCCCCGGAAGCGAGCCCGAGGCGGGCACGGCGAAGGCTCGGCCGAGGGTGGCGGCGTCGATCGCCTCGACCAGCGCGAGCAGGCCGGCGACGTCGTCGCCTTCTTCGCTGCGATCGACCCGGCGCTGCACGCCCAGGTCGATCGAGACGGTGCGGGCGGCGCCGCGGCGATCGCCGGCGGCGAGGTCGCGGGCGGTCGCCGACGGCACCACGGTCACGCGCAGGTCCGCGAGCTGGGCGAGCTGGAACTCGGGGCGGAACGCACGCTGGGCCGTGAACGGCTCGGCGAAGGCGGTGTCATTGAGCGACGCGACCAGCGCGTCGGCCGTACGGACGACAATTGACGCCGTCGGCGCCGTCGGCGCCGCCGGCGGGGCCGGGGCGGCCGAGGCGGACAGCAGCAGCAAGGCGGCGGCGGACATCATGCCCCACCCCCATGCGCATCGTCGTCTCGCGGCCACTTGCGGCGGTCGAGCTGGTCGATGCGCTCCTGCATGCATTCCAGCTTGTGCAAGACCGTGAAGAGCAGCTTGGCCGCCCGCCAGGTGAACGCGGCCGCGACAGTAACGGCCGCGACGACGGCCGCGAGCGGGATGAGCGTCCCGCCGGAAAGCGAGCCGTTGACCTCGGCGACGCCGAGCGTGCCGACGATCGCCAGCAGCGGCGAGCCGATGGAGGCGAGCTGGTAAGCGGCCAGGTGATGGATCACGACCCACCCCCACTTCCGCCCCCGGAAGAGGCCGGGGTCACGTCGATGGTGTGGAGGCGGTAGACCAGGGCCGACGGGTCGGACCATCGCCAGTCGGGCTCGTCGCCGCCGGGGCCGCGGACCTCGTAGGTGCGGCTCACGCCGGCCACGGTGTCGGTGATGGTGTCGCCCTCGGCGGGGATGCACTGCTGGCCGGCCTGGCCGGCCTGGGCCGAGACGAGCTCGTCCGCTCGGATCAGGTAGTCGCGGCTGACCTTGTGCACGACCGCGCCGCCCCCGGAGCCGTCCTGGAGCCTGAAGATCGTCCGGCCGACCGAGGCACGGACGGTCAGCGGGTCGCCACCTGCGGCTCGGCGGTAGGTGACCTGTCGCGACAGGTGCGCGTGCTCGGTGTGGGCGAGCATCGCGTCGCCGGCGTCCAGCAGGCCCCCGGATTGGATGTTGGGCAATGCGCTCATGGCTTAACTTCCGGGGGCGTCCTCGACCGTGAAGGTGACGGGGTCGCCGCCGCCGGGGGCGGGCGTGGCGGTGACGGACTCGCCTTTGGTCTGCATGGCGTCGGTGCGCAGCTTGATCGCATCGACGACGTCGTCGATCGTCGAGAGTTGGGTATCGAGGTTGGCCGACGCCACGCCCAGGGCGGCTCGGATGCCGACGGCGTCGAGCGGTTCGGCGGGGGCCGCGTGCGAGCTGCGGGTGCCGACGGCGACGTCGAGCCGCGCGAGCTCGGCGGCGAGGTTCGTGCGGACGGCCGAGGCGATGGCGGCGGCGGTGAGGTCGCCGGCGGTGAGGTCGCCGGCGATCTTGTCGGCGATCGCGGTGAGCAGCGCCGTCGCGTCGCCGTCGTTGACCAGGGCGGTCTCGATCTCGGCGGCGGACGGCCAGTTGCCCTTGTCGTTCAGGGCCGAGGCGGCGATGGCCGCGGCGTTGATCCACCCCGCAGGCGCGGTGGCGCCGAGGGTGGCGAGCGGCGCGGCGTCGAGCTTGACTTCGCCGAAGCCGCCGGCCATCTCGGCCGACGCGTGGGTGACGCGGTACTTGGCGATGCCCGCGCCGATGGCGTAGAGGGCGTCGGGCAGCTGCACGGAGTAGACGCCGCCTGATCGTTCGTACACCCCATAATCGACATGAGAGCCCTGGCTGCTGACGACGCCGGCCGAACTGGTGTCGGCGCCGCCGTCGCGCCACCAGACGACTGTGAAGTCGGTGGCGGTCAGCCCGGTCACGACGCCGTCGGCGTCGATCATCGTGAAGTCGCGTTCTTGGTTGGTGGAAGCGGGGGCAACCCGAGGCATCAGCCAGCCCTCCTCATCGCGGCGGCATGGTGGTGGAGGGCGAGGAGAAGCGGGGACGTGACGGGGGCGGCCAACTCGATCTGCACCACGCGGGTGGTGCCGTTGCCGCCGGCCCCGCCGTCTTTACGGCTGGATTGCCAGCCCGCGTCAGGGCCGATGCCACCGACCGCCTCGATCGTCCCGGTGATGTAGCTCTCTCCTGCGACATACAGATTGACCGACCCTCCGCCCGAGCCGCCTCCGGAAGCATGGTTGCCGCTTGAGAGATTGTCGTTCACCCCGCCGTTCGAGCCATTCGCGGACACCACTCCCGCCACAGCAAGCTGACCCTCCACAATCAGGATGAGCAGTCCGCCCGTGCCGTCCTCGCCCGACAGGATCACGTTGCCGCCAACGGTGGTGTTGCCTCCTTCGCCGCCAGGGTTGCCGGCCCCGCCACCACCGTAGTAGTTGCCATAGCGGCCCCCGCCCACACCACCCGCTCCACCATTTGGCTGGGCGTCGATAGCCACTGCCTCTCTTGCGCTGGCCCCGCCCCCCGAGCCGCCTGAGTAAGACGTGCCCGCAGCGCCCGCGGAACCCCGGTCGGAGCCCCAACCACTCGCGCCTGAACCCCCGCCGCCGGTGCCGCCGCCGGTGCCGTGCTCGCCTGGCGTGCCGTGATCTTGTCGAGGTGCGCCAAACACGCCGCCGGCACCGCCGGTCGCCGGGATCGACCCCTCAGCGATGTCGAGGATTAAGATGTCTTGCCCGGCGACGTTGGCTGCGCCTCTCGCCGTCATGGTCAGCTCGCCGTCGATCGTGCAGTTGCCCTTGACCAAGATGGCCATGCCCCGCTTGCGGGCCTGCGGCGTGAGCTTCACGCCGGCGTTGATCGTTAAATTGCCGTCGTATCGAACGGCCGTCATGAAGTCATCAGACGTCGCGCTGCCGAGCGAATCGTTTGCGCCGTAGATCGCGGCCGCATCCGTGAAGACCTGCTGCTCGACGGCGAGATCGACGCCATTCACCGACCACGTCGTGGTCGCCGCCGCGCCTGGCGAGGCGACGGTGCCGCCACCGGCCGACATGGTGTCGAGCTGGTAGGCGAGAGTGGATGGGTCGTAGGCCATTGTCGGTCTGGGTCAGGGCGGTAGGGATCAGGTCAGC